CGGGAGCCGCTCAACAACAACATTCCCATAGGACAATTTTGCTATGACATACGAAGAGATGAGGACGGCTCTTAAGGATTTGCAAGGATGGGCTAACCGAGAAAATCGGGATGCTCTGTTATCAGAGTATTATAAAACCCGACCTATCGGTCAGCTAAAATACCTCGCTCGTCTTGAAAAACGTGACGAGGCACGGCAGCAAAAACAAGCTGCACGTCTTGCAAGGCGCGCTGCGCGGCGAATCATTCGCAATCGCGTTCACGCCAAAGCGTTAGCTCTTAAGAAGCGTTCCAAAGCTTACCGTTTCTGGTTAAAGCAATGGAACAGATGGTGTGAGGCGATCTCAGCTAGTAAATCTAGATCTAGAGAACGTATCACAGCTTTCCATTTTTCGTACTCGTCGATCCTGGGCACGCATTATTCGCGTCCTTACGGATCCAGTGTCTGGACGAAAGTTCTTGACACTGCAATGCCGGATCAGAACTTACCGTATGATAGGGAACAAACTCAGGATAATATTCATCCTGGGCCCCCCTACAACGTACCGGGGATATTTCGAAATTCGAAATGTCACTACCCGGCTCAAGTAGTTCTCGGCCGCGGAGATTATTTTAATCAAAACGGCACACAGAAATACTCTGGTGGGTTCATTATCTTGCCCAGCTTTTTACCTACTGGGTGGGATTATCTTTACAACGATCCGGATCGTTCGTATATCTCTTATGGTGCTCAAGGCTGGAACAAATTTCGGCCTTTAAACCCTGCCGTTGGACTCGGCGTCGACTTAGTCGAAATAGCTGAGATCCCGGTGATGTTTAAAAACCTCGCCAAGTCCTTTTCGGATGCTTGGAAGGCCCTTAAGGGTAAGGGATCGAGAAAGATGATTTCTCCTTCTCGCCTTTCAGCGGAGTTTTTAGGTGTCAACTTCGGTTGGTTCCCGTTTCTGCGTGACGTGATTGACTTGGTCGAAACGACCGAGAATCTTCAATCCATCATGAAACAGCTTCGCGATAAAAACGGAGCTTGGGAACGTAAGAGGGGTACCATAACCTCCTCGACGACGACTGAGGTAGTTTCTCATTCCGATACACAAACCAAACATTGGCCTGTGTTGACGGGAGATTTCTACCAAAGTTATCTGTCTTCTGGAAGCTACAGAGTCATCAAAAGGACTAACACGCGAATTTGGTTTTCCGCGTGGTTCAAATACTACTTTTTACCAAGTACTTTGGACTCGGCAACTTTTGATGTGAATTTCAAGCGCCATTTATATGGGCTCGAAATCTCTCCTACTTTACTGTGGCAAGCAATGCCATGGTCTTGGCTAGTAGATTGGTGGAGTGGTTTTGGTTTTGCTTTCCAAAACCTTGATACTAACCTAGCCGATTCTCTTGTCAGCCAAAACGCGTGTGTCATGGGACACGAGAGCAGCGTCTACACGGTTGAATCTGTGTGTACGCTAAAAACAAGAACTCTCAGTGATTCTCTATCGTTTTCCGTTGAACACGGAGCACGAGATATCGCGTCGCCCTATGGATTTGGGTATACCTGGCAGAACCTTAGTTTAAGGCGCCTGGGTATACTATCCGCTTTAGGCATTACACGTCTAGGGCATTTAACTCATTAACCCTTTCGGAGAATTTCCCATGTTAGCAGATCCACAAACAGTTACTATTGGCGCATCTCCTGGTGCAGTTGCCTGCGCCAGAATTCTTGTTGATGGCCCAAAAGCCATCTATCGTTCAGCCGACGATACCGTTACTATAACGGTTTCGCACCTTGAGACTAAAGAAGGTCGGATACGGCACATGATGCGGATTGACCGCAAGATTGTTGCCGCCGACCCAATCTCATCACTGAATAGCTCTAAAACAGCTTCAGTGTACACGGTTATCGATCAGCCCGACTTCGGGTTTACCGATACGAATCTGTACGAGATGCTTGGAGCCTTACAAACTTGGCTCTATGCGAACACGGGCGCCATATGCTTTAAGGTTCTCGGTAACGAGATTTAATACCTTAAAACTTCGGGGGTTCTCGAGAGAGAGCCCCTTAAATGTAACAATTGGTTAACAACCAATGGTGGATCTTTGGGCTGGAAGGTAACCTTAACAAAGGAACCTTGAAAAGCCATAAGATTGTCCTGATGGGAGTACTGCGCGAAATCTATTTAGATGTCTGCAGTACGTGTGCTGCTGAGCCTCAAAGCCGTGACCTCGAAGTTATCGAGGCACGCATCGAACATGAAGGGATGTCGTTTTTGACTATTACCCTTCCGGCGCTAGGAGCTGATTTTGAAAAGGCTCTTCGCGACGGGGTCATTGACTCTGCAAACTTCCGTAGTTTCAGGAAGGTTGGAAGAATCCCCGCTTTCTTGCGAGGTATCTTCAGCCAATTGTTCGATATTGAGACAGGTGAGGTAAAGCATGATATTGTTAACCACGCTACCCTCGTTTGGGGCGTACGACAAATATCGTATGCCTTCAAAAAGGTACGCATCGAATGTAGTGAACCTCGTAAAGAGGCCGCTGTTCGAAAATACTTATCCTCAGAGACTGATTTATCGAGTCGTGAGGTGATAGATGAAAAACTTAACACGTTTCGTCTTGTTTCTCACCTACTGTGGAATGGTCTTATTTGGGGTTTCGACCCTAATGAGACTATCCCTCGACACGGACCTGGTGCCACCGCTGACCGCCTTACAGGAAACCGTAAGTACAGCCGGATCGGTTGGACAGAAAGGCTTGAAAATTACTTCCCTCTTCTATCTAGCGCATTTTCTAATGAGAATGTCTACGACAGTAAGGAATTCAGCCTCCAAAAGGTTAGGAAGAGCGAAGAAGAACTCCCCGTAAGGGTAGTCTTCGTTCCGAAAACTCTTAAATCGCCCCGCGTTATAGCAATTGAGCCCTGCTGTATGCAATATGCACAACAGGCCATATCAGGGTATCTAGTACAGTACCTTGAAACTAAGCACGAGTTAACTACTGGTCACATAAATTTTACTGACCAAACTGTTAACCAGCGCTTAGCGCTAGACGCGTCTAGAGATGGTAGCTATGCTACCATCGATTTGTCTGATGCCTCCGATCGAGTTCCATGGTCAATGGTTCAAGAAATGCTGTCGCCTTACAGCGACACACAGTTTCCCAAAGCCGATCATGGGTATGATTTAATCAATTCGATTGATGCATGCAGATCTAGGAAAGCGCAGCTTCCCGATGGGAGTGTACTCTCACTAAAGAAGTTTGCCTCAATGGGGTCAGCTCTGTGTTTTCCTGTCGAATCGATGTATTTCTTCACGCTTTGCGTGATTGCATCGTTAGAAGGAAAACAGCTTAAGCCAACCTATCGTAGCATACAAAAAGTATGTCACGATATATACGTTTATGGTGACGATATTATCGTTCCCACAGGCGTAGCAGGTATTACTATCAGCACTTTGCAAGAGTATTACTGCAAGGTGAACTCTGACAAGACATTTTCTACCGGAAAATTCCGGGAGTCTTGTGGTGTTGACGCATATGGAGGAGATAATGTATCTCCTATATATATACGAGAGTTACCACCTGATAGTTTGCGGAACGCTAAGGCTATTATTAGCTGGGTCGAGACTAGCAACCTATTTTATAAAAATGGGTGCTGGCGTGCGTCCGCCTTTCTACAAAAAATTGTGGAAAGGTACACTGGTGAGTTACCAGTTGTCGGTGAAAGTAGTCCGGCTTTAGGCTTGCATAGCTTTCAGAAGTTCCTCTCCGTCGATAGATGGAGTAGAACACTTTGGCGCCCTGAAGTATGGGCGCTAAGCAGAAAGTCTGTATATTACGACGATCCGCTAGAAGGTTA